CAGTAGTAGTGGTTGCCGTGCCACCCGAACCAATACCGTAAGCACCATACTGCCCAACAACAGTCGGGGTATTACCGCTACTTACATATCCGAGTTCACGCCTATTGGGCATGGTTAAACCGTGATTCTGTTAACGAAACCGTGAATGGTGATTACGTTTGCAGTTGCAGCAAACGCACGAACAACTTTTGCTGTAGCATTACCTTGCAATAACAAACCAGGAATTACAGTCACAAGACCAGCCTCAGGTTGAATAGTTACTTCAATGTTGCCATCGGGTGCAGTTGTTTCGCCCCACTCAATTGTAAGTTTCACCGATGATGCCGAAGTGTTAACCGCATACAACCAAATTTCATCAATTGTAGTAGTCGTGGTTGATGCAGTATGAATTGCTGTACCAGCAGTAGCGGTTGCAGCAACCTTAACAGCCAAACCTGTGCCTGTTGTCCCTGCTGGTTGTAAAGCCAATTTTGTAAATGTTGCCATTTGTTATCTCCTAATAAGTAGTTAAATCGTTCCCTACGAGAATACTGCACCCTCAACAGGGTTATAAGCCGCCACAGGTGCGCTATTAACCCATGCCAAACCATTATACGACAACAACTGTCCGCTAGAAGCGGACGTTATTGTAACATCATCTAAACCATCCAAAGTGGTAACTCCAGCAGCGACAAGACTATTGATATAACTAGCCACATTAGCAGCCGTAATCTTCTTACTAACAGGAATACCGTCAACACTGTCAACAACAACAAACAGGTCGCCCGAAGCCAACTCGGTTAAGGCATCTAGTTGTGTTATTTTTTTATCAGCCATTGCCAATCTCCATCAAAATAAAACCACCGTCTTCTAGTAGGAAATCTGTTCCATCTTCTTGTTCCAAATTATAGACAACAAAATCGCCATCCGACCAAAACGTATTAGCAACATCACCCCAAGTAGAACCAGCAGCCCCAGCATCCTTATAGTATTGATACTGTAAACTTCCACGATACTGCAACCCAACCGTAGACCAATGAGTATACAACAAATCCGCTAAAGTATCCCCAGCATCAGGATACATAGCCATCAACGCTACATACATTTGGTCGTTAGTTTGAGCCATAACCAACTGTCTTCGCTGAATCCAAACGCAACTGCTGCTCACTAGCAGCGGAAACCGCAATCAACTCAGCCAACTGCGCATCCGATAACTCCGAAACCTTACCAGAATGTTCAACCTGCAACTGAACAGGCGCAAGCCGCCCAGTAGCCTGAAGATACAACTTAGCACTATTGTTATCACCATCCAAAGCACGTTGAAACAAATTATCCAACAACTGCTGAGTCCGCTCAGGACTCCCCTGAGACTCAGCAACACGCCTCTCCCAAGCAGCCTTAAACGCAGGCTTCTTCTTCCACCTACGCAACGTAGACTCATCAATATCCTCAGCGTGAGCATACTTCTCTTGGGATGACGGGACACGAGCGACACTAGGTGTACATAGCCAGTCTAAAAATTTTTGTTGTCGGGCATCCAATAATTCCGTCATCACAATAGAGTTACCTGTTCCTAATTGTTACAGGAATGTTAAATCTTTGTGACATTTGTGTAACATTTCTGTGACATTGATGTAACATTTTAGATGAAACCCTTTTGTTGTCTATGCTGTAACCAGATATTGAGAATCATTCTCATTAGGGAACAGCACTCTTTTTAGTAGGGGGGACTGAGGGGGGTCAGTGCCTGACCGTTAGATAGCCACCCCTTAGGGTGGCGGTTTAAGGATAGTACTATTTACAGCAAAGACAGAGGAAGTGTATGCCAAAACTACAGCGAATAGACGGCAAAGTTAAACACTATGCGTACACCCCTGAAGGTAAACGTCAATACGAACGTGATAAGGCTGCAATGAAAATGAGTCCGTCAACATGGAACGAAGACGAAGCAGGATTACCTTACGTCTACAAAAACCCTAAGATGGCTAAAAGAAAACGTCCTACACCTAAGGTGGACCAATCTAAACGCCGTAAACCGACACCAGTTAAATCCAAAAAACAAGGCATGGGTGGACCTAGTTGGGGTGAGTTCCCGAAACCCACAAAATAATGAATAAAATCAAAAAAGTAATGCAAGAATACAAAACAGGAAAACTACACAGCGGTTCCAAAAAAGGACCAGTAGTGAAAAATGTTAAACAAGCCATAGCGATAGCATTATCAGAACAACGCAAACAAAACAAAAACCCTAAACCCCCAAAACCAAATTTAACAAACCCAAAAAGTAAAGCAAACATTCAAAAACCCCTATATCGGGGCAACCCCAATAACCGCCGTGACCTAAAAGATTACTGGACAACATAATGACTAAACAAAAAACAACCGCCAGACAAGCCGCAACCAAAGCCTACAAAACAGCAGCATGGACACGCAAAGAAGGCAAAAACCCTGAAGGCGGACTAAACGCCGCAGGCATAGCATCCTACAGACGACAAAACCCAGGGTCAAAACTGTCAATGGCAGTAACCACCCCACCCAGCAAACTAAAACCAAACTCAAAAGCGGCGAAACGCCGCAAATCATTCTGCGCCCGAATGAGCGGCATGCCAGGACCAATGAAAGACTCCAAAGGACGACCAACACGCAAAGCGCTATCATTGCGTAAATGGAACTGTTAAACTATACAAAACTAGGGACTCCGTTCCAAACAACCCCCACCCCCATACAGCAAAGACAAAACAGGTGGTTCATATCCGCCACTTGCATCTCGCCCTAGACTATTAGAGTCACACGTCCACGAGGGGTGGCGACCCCCCCATGCACCCCCTCAACGTGTGCGGACGTGTGAGAAGTTACACACACTAGCGCCCGCCCCCACATAAAGAGCCATAATGTTTATAATCTGCCCATAATTTTTAGGGTTGCCACACGTGTGCGAGGGTGCGAGCGGGCGTGTTGGAAGCGGTATTGTTTTGTGTTGCTTCGTATGCGGGCGGATGGTCGGGCGGTGTCACGTGTTGAAGTAGTTAGGGCAGTGTTGTTGGCAACGATGACATGATGATTCAGTGCTTGAGTGCATGTGCTTGGACGCATGTGTTGAAGTATTGTTGTTGTGTTGTCGTTGCTGATGACATGCTTTAGTGCATGTGTTCATGGTCGTGGACGTATGTGTTGAAGTTGTTTGTTTGTCGTTGCCGTTCGGTAACGATTACCTAGTGACACTTTAGTGTCAGAAAGTGAGTCAGTAATGTTTACTAATGTTCACGTGAATCAGCATGTGATTGCGGTTCCGCACGATTTGGTGGAAGGGTTTGTTCTTGCTGTTCGCAAAGGTCGGTTGGCACGTCAGGCTGAGGCGAACATTCGCCGTGAGGCGGAAGTGGACGAGTTGATTGATTTGATGGACGGTTACACCGTCTGAGTTTTGCCCGTTTCTCCTTGTGGGCAGGGTAGCGCTGGTGCGCTTGTTGAGGTTCAATTCCTCACTATCCGCAATACGATAGCATGTGCGTCCTCGGACGTATGTGTTGAAGTAGAATATTGAACGGTGGTCGCAACATGGTGTTGTGGCATTAGATGTACGTGAACGTACAGCCGTTCCCTTTAGTGGAAGGACACTAGAAATGGCTAAGAAATCAGCAAAGACAGCAACACCCGTACTCGTTGGTCGGTTCGCTAAGATTGACAAGGATTGGGCTGTTGCGTTTCCTGCAAGCACTCCAATCAAGGTTGGCACGATTGTTACGGTTATGACCGCTGACAAGCGTGAGAAACAAGTTCGCACCAATTCTGAAGGAGTTGTGTTGTTTGATGTGAAGTCGGGTACGGTCATGAGTGAGATTTTCTACACGTTTGACCGTGTGGCAAGTAAGTAAAACCCTTTAGGGGTTTTACGGGTTCGGGCATGTGCCAATCTGCAAGGTTCATAACCTTGCCGAACCGCTAGTGTGGTTACGAGTACGACACGAGGGTAAGCGAACGTGAAAGGAAAGTGACTGCATGGCAGATAGTGTCTGCGCAATGACCAGTCAGTAGGGTTAGTTTCCTATAATCTGATTGGATTGTAAATCACTGCGGGTAGCGGGCTATAATACACCCCCGCTACCCGTAAATTGTCACATTCACATTAGGGAAAGGATAGTTATGTTATCACGTAAACATTATAAAGAGTTCGCTAAGATGATTAGAGGAACTCACGAGGGCATATCTACAGGTATGTTCACGGAAACCGAAGGAATGGAATTGTTGGAAAATGCGATGATTCGTTTCTTCGTGAATGATAATCCACGTTTTGATGTGGCAAAATTTCGTGCAGAGGCAGGTATTTAATGAATCCGTTAAAGAAAATGACACGTGTAAAGTGCTATAGGCTTAATCGTTGGGTTGGTGATTCGGTTCCTGTAGCGTTATGGCATGCGATGTTCCGTAGGTATTGGGATATTGATTTGCTTGAAATGAATGATTGGTGGTTATAATACACGGACGTGGACGTACGTGTTGAAGTAATAGATTTCGGTTGGCAATTCCGTCAGCCGATTAAACAAAAGCCCTAGTCGGGCAGAAAGAAAGGGTAATGTTATGGCAGGGAAGGCTATGAATGTTATTAGCGTTAATTGTGTGGACAAGAAAGCACGTGTCCAGTTTCCTAACGGCAGAGAGTACGATTACAGCATTGAGTCGTTGGATAAAAACACGTTAATTGCTATGTATAAGCGTGTGTTTGACCGCACTTGGGTTGGTAAGCCAATGGCGAAAACGGCTGATGAAATTCGTGGAACGATTCTGAACGCATGCAACGAGTTTGCGGCTCGTGGCGAATGTTTGTTAATCGCTAAGCCGTTACCTCAACCGACACAACCAACGCTACCAACGTCAGCACCTACGGCTTCGCCGTCTGTGCCGACTGGTGACAAGGTTGCTAACGCTGTTCGTGACGTGATTCAGGACGCTTTGCGTTCTGTTGGCGTAGACGAGGACGCTGTTCGCAAGTTGATTGACAGTGCGTTGGAATCTGAACGTGTCAGAACGTATGAGATGATTAAGGATACTCGTCCGTTAATCACTAGGGTTGTTTTGCCGACTGGCGAGGAACGTCCTGTGACTGGTTTAACGCATGAGATATTCCCTAAGGTTCTTCGTGCGGTTTCTTGCGGTGAACATGTGTGGCTGACTGGTAGCGCTGGTGTTGGCAAGTCTAAGATTGCCCGTCAGGTTGCGGAGTCGTTGGGTTTGGCGTTTAGTGCCGAGCCGTTCAATTCGCAGTCATCTAAAGCGGATATCAAAGGCTACAAGGCTATTAGCGATAACCTGTATCAGTCCACAGGGTTTCGTGACCGTTATGAACACGGTGGCGTGTTCCTGATGGACGAAATTGACGCTAGTAATCCGAATATCCTTACCGTGTTGAACGATGCGTTATCTAACGATAGTATGTCGTTTCCTGACGGTATGGTTAAGCGTCACCCGAAGTTTGTTGCGGTTGCGGCGGCGAACACGTGGGGTAATGGTGCTACTGCCGAGTATGTTGGTCGTGCGCCGATTGACGGTGCTACGATTGACCGTTTCACGATGATGCACGTTAAGATTGATGAACGCCTTGAGACTGAACTTGTACGTGGTACGGGTTTGGATATGGAACATGGTTCAACGTGGTTGAATATTGTGCGCACTGCACGTAATAACGTTGATAGGCATGGTCTTAAGGTGATTGTGTCACCTCGTGCTAGTATCGGTGGTGCGAAACTGCTCGCTGGCGGTTTCACATGGCAGGACACGATTGAAATGCGGTTACTTAAGGGTGTTAAGCCCGATATCGTTAGCAAGGTTATGGAGTCAATTATTGTGCCGAAAGGTGCGCCTGTAGAAGTATAATGTTCGTGACTACCAGTTCACGTTCGTATCCTTCCCTGCGGGCGTGGACTGGTATGTTAAACTACTAGGGAAACAACAACTACTACGATTGGAGATATTATGAGACAGTTTATACATGATTATGTTAGCCCGTCAGGTTCAGTTAAGACTGGCGTTTGGGTTGAAGAATATGATACACTGGCAGATTTGTTGGTGGACGCTAAGAGTAACAAGAAACGTAAGTCGTCTGATAATCGTGATAGACCTGATTGGCGTGGGTCTGCTAGTTTGGACGAGGCTTGCGAGTTGGGTACACGTGGCTGGCATGATATACGTCCTGAGGTTGATAAGTTGATTAACTCGTTGGATAGTATTATTGGCGCTACGTTCGGTAACTTGTTTGAGACTAAGTTTAATGTCACTGGCGAGTCGGGTGATATTGACCGTTATCTTATGGGTGACCCTGAGTGTATGATTGATTATGTTGATGTGCCACAAACACGCATGGGGCGTGTTGTGCGATTGCTAGTTAATGGTACAGTCAATAGCGGTATTTCAGCAGAGACAATCAAGCAACGTGGTGCGATGATATGTTCATTGGTTGATATCATTAACCGTTTGGGTGTCGGTGTTGAGGTTTATAGCGAGATTGCGACTGCTAGTAGCAACAAGTATCATAGTTTGCTTACGAAGTTGCATGATTCGCAACAGTTGTTGGACATTGATAATTTGATGTTCGCAATTGCTCACCCGTCTATGCTTAGGCGTATATCGTTCTCCAATATGGAGATGTCCAAGTGGGAACAAGCGAAAGAAATTATCGGTGGCAGTTACGGTTCAGCGTCTAATTGCAAAATGAAATCGCATGTTAATGCAGATGTTGTGATTGAGAACTTTGAGTCAGGCACTGGTGATTTTGAGGCAGATGGTATGAAGTTCATTATGTCCACAATTACAGGATTGGGGTTAGTATGATAGAAGAATGGTGGTATCGTATAGCGTACTGGTTAGAGAATGATACGCCTAGTAAACGTTTGTTTGCGAAAGCGTATCAAATGTTAGTTGCGTTATGTGTTATAAATATAATAATCAAACTACTTATGAAAGGGTGGTAATGTAATGGGTACAGTATCAGCAGTGTTATTGAAGTGTGGTTCGGGTGTTGAACCTGAACCCGTTGT